GGAGTATAAAATGGCAGAAGTAACAGACTTTTTGGATCAGGTTATTAATCAAGACTTTGCAAGCGCAGCACCGACATTTGCTGACATCATGGGCGACCGTGTATCAGACTCATTAGAGCAACAAAAAGTTAAAATGGCTGACTCTGTATTCAATGGAGTAGATGCTGAAGAACGTGCGGACGAAGATCAGTATGAGCTAGATCTTGATGATGATTCTGATCTTGATGATGAACTAGACGATGCTGCAGAAGAGGCTCTTGATATAGAAGACGAAGATGATATAGAAGATCAGGATCATGACGAAGATGAGGAATAATATTTCCCAAAATCTTATTTCATATAAATAAATTACAATTAGAAAGAATATGTTGAAATGAAGACGTTTAAACAACTTAAAGAAAAGCTGGGTAGACAGCCTTCAGGAGAAATGGTTTTTAATAAAAAGATTGACCGCATTCCAGTAATGATCCATAAGGAAAAGGCTGGCTTTGTAGTTTATGTTGATAATGATAGACTAGATAGTTATAAGACTCAGCGTGAAGCAGAGAAGATGGCTAAACAGTTTGTTAAGACATATAAAGGTTAGAAATGGCATTCGTAAATATACCTAACAACTATCAGTACGAGTATGATAATGCTCCGCCAGATCCAGGTGTTAATCACCCAATGCGTGCATTGTGGCAGAAATCAACGAATGGTATAAGAACCTCACACGGTCATTCCGTATATGTACGTTGTCGCAGAGTAGGTGGCGGTAACGTAGATCACGGTGAGATCAGTAAAACATATTGGGACGCAAGAGCATGAAACTAATAGCAGAATATAACGAACAAAACATTCAATGTATTGTGGAAGCTAAAGAAGACGGTACAAAGAACCACTTCATAGAAGGCGTGTTCATGCAGTCCGAAGCAAAGAATAGAAATGGACGTATCTATCCAAAAGCCATAATGGAAAAGGCTGTGGATAAATATGTTTCTGAACAAGTTTCCAAGAACAGAGCGGTGGGGGAATTAAATCACCCAGATGGACCGACTGTTAACTTGGATAAGGTATCCCATAAGATCACAGAACTTAATTTTAAGGGTAATGATGTTATGGGTAAGGCACAAATTTTGGATACTCCGATGGGTAATATCGTAAAAGGTTTACTAGAAGGTGGTGTTCAACTAGGAGTGTCAACTCGTGGTATGGGTAGCCTTGAGGAAAGAAATGGTACTATGTTCGTCAAAGACGACTTCATTCTAAACACGGTTGATATCGTGCAAGATCCATCAGCTCCAACAGCTTTTGTAAATGGAATAATGGAAGGTGTTGAGTGGGTCTGGAATAATGGTATTATTGAATCTCAAGTAATTGAACAAATGGAGACTGAAATTAAGACAGCTCCACGGACTGACCTCTATGAGGTACAGACTCGTGAGTTTAAAAATTTCCTCTCGTTACTGAAAAAGCAATATTAAGGAGTCAAACATGACTGATCAAATCGACCAGGATGTAGAGCTCGACGAGGAAATCGAAGAAGCTCACGATCCAAAAAATGCTGAAGCTCAATCAGTTGCATCTGTAGATGCTGCTGAGAAAAAGGGACCTAAAGCGCCAAAGCGTAAGGGTGACAAGAGTAACAGCCAACCGTCCGAGTTGAAAGCTGCAGGCAAGGCTATGAAGGCCGAAGACGTAGATTTTGATGGAGATTTTAGTGACGACCTAAATGCACTTGTAGAATCTGAAGCTACATTGAGCGAAGAGTTCAAAGCTAAAACTGCAGTAATTTTTGAAGCGGCGGTTAAGTCTAAACTTTCAGAAGAGATCGATCGTTTGGAAACAGAATATGCTGAGCAATTGGCAGAAGAAGTTTCTACAACAAAAGCAGATCTTGTAGAGAAGGTAGACAGCTACCTCAACTATGTAGTTGAGCAATGGATGGAAGACAACCAACTAGCAATCCAATCAGGTCTTCGTACCGAGATTGCAGAAGGCTTTATGGAGAAGTTGAAAGACGTATTCCAAGAGTCTTATATTGAAGTCCCAGAATCCAAAGTAGACCTAGTTGATGAATTAGCAGAAGCTAACGAAAGCCTCGAGGCTCAAGTTAACGAAGCAACAGCTAAAGCTATGGCAATTAGTGAAGAGTTGGAAACATATAAGCGTGCTGCGATTATTCGCGAAGCTTCTAAGGATCTAGCAGAAACACAAGTTGAAAAGCTAACATCACTTGCTGAGTCAATTGATTTTGAAAACGAAGAAGCTTTCACACAGAAAGTTGCTACGTTGAAAGAATCATATTTCAGCACTAAAAAACCTGCTGATTCTATTGTAGAAGATACAGATGACACTTCTGATGAAGTTGAAGTATCTCCAATGATGGAACAGTACATCAATGCATTACGCAAAACAAAGTAGAAGGAGATCCTATAATGGATACTTATGATCGTCTCGTAGAGAAATGGTCTCCGGTATTGAACGAAGAGTCAGCCGGTTCAATTGCAGACGCCCACAAGCGTGCTGTTACCGCTGTCGTTCTGGAGAACACAGAAAAAGCAATCCGTGAGCAAGGCGAACAAGCCTCAATGATGACGGAAGATGCAGCTGCAAACAACACATCTGTTGCTGCTAACTGGAACCCAGTATTGATTTCACTAGTACGTCGTGCTATGCCAAATATGATGGCATATGACGTATGTGGTGTTCAGCCAATGTCAGGTCCAACAGGTCTCATCTTCGCGATGAAATCAAAATACAAAACAACTCGTGCTGGTGCAACATCAGGTGATGAAGCATTGTTTAGTGAAGCAGTAAGTGGCTTCTCAGGTGACTCAGCTGGTACACAAGGCGCTGATGGTTCAGGTCTAGGTGGATTGGCTAACGTTGATTCAGCTGGTGCTATCCCAACATTCGGTGGTGGTATGTCTACTCCAAATGCTGAGCAACTAGGTACAACTGGTGAGTCTGCATTTGCTGAAATGGGTTTCACCATTGAAAAAGCAACTGTGACAGCTAAGTCACGTGCATTGAAAGCAGAGTACACACTCGAGCTTGCACAAGACTTGAAAGCGATTCATGGTTTGGACGCAGAGACAGAATTGGCAAACATCTTGTCAACAGAAATCTTAGCTGAAATTAACCGTGAAGTAATTCGTACAATCAACTCTCGTGCTAAAACTGGTTTCACAACTGCTAACGCTACTAAGCAAGGTATCTTTGATCTATCAACAGATGCAGATGGTCGTTGGTCAGCTGAGAAATTCAAAGGTCTAGTTGTACAACTTGATCGTGAAGCTAACCAAATCGCAAAAGATACTCGTCGTGGTAAAGGTAACATTGTTATCTGTTCTTCAGACGTTGCAACAGCATTGTCAGCATCTGGTATGCTTGACTATACACCTGCAATGTCAACAGCTCTGAACGTAGACGACACAGGCAACACATTTGCTGGTACTTTGAACGGTCGTATGAAAGTATACATCGACCCATATGCAACTGCTGATTATATCACAGTTGGATACAAAGGTACAAACGCATATGATGCAGGTATCTTCTATTGTCCATACGTACCGCTAACTATGGTACGTGCAGTTGGCGAGAATGATTTCCAACCACGCATCGGGTTCAAAACTCGTTACGGTATGGTTGCAAACCCATTTGTAGGTACAAATCCAGGCGATGATATTGGTGCAGCTCGCGCTAACCAGTACTACAGAATCTTCCGCGTAGACAACATCCTGAACCCAGCATAGGATTCGGATACGGAAAACAACTAGGGCCGCTCACGCGGCCCTTTTTTTATTTAAAATGTAAAACCTTTTCTCTGTAAGACTCCTAGAGGAGAGCTGTCCATATCATCTCCACTTCTCATCTCTACATATTCTTCAACAGTAAAGTTTTTTACTAAGAACCTTTTAAACGCTCCCATTTTAATAGGGCTACCGCTATACTTAAAGCGAGCAATAAATAATTCCTTAGGCATACCTACACGTGAAGGATGACAATTAGGAGCTACTTGATCCCATGTTGGTTGACCTTCATAGGTACCTGTATACTCTAGATATCCACCGTGGTAAGTAAACTTAGATTTATCAAACTTAGTCATAATATATTTCCTTAAGAAGTTGCTGACATATAGAATTTTTTTACACCTGATTCCCAAAGCTCATTGGCTTCTTCATCAGTATCAAAACCATACTCAGAGGCAAAGTCCATTGAGGATGAAGTGGCTACAGATCCATCAAAGCCCATCTCTTGCAAATACCAGCAAATAGTCTTAGCTGTCTTTGCGATTCCTACTAAATCACCATTTGAGTACATATCAATGTGACCTTCGTCTGCTGCAATATAATCAATCATTTCATCTCTCCTCATTTGTTACATTCTTTATCCCATATAAATAGTAATAAGTCAACAGTTAATTTCATTATTAGGAAAAAAAATTATGGCAACATTAGATCCGACAGTAACGGTAGATGTAGACGATACACTGACAGGGTCTACAACAGGTTTGAACAATGTTAACCTACTACAACCCACATCATTTAAACTAATTGTAGACAGAAAAAACTTTCCGAACCTTGAGTTCTTCTGTCAAAGCGTAGCTCACCCAGCAATGGATATTCCAGCTGCTGATGTTCCTTATTCACGGATTGGTAACATTGCAATGGCGGGAGATAAGTTGAACTTTACTGAATTAGAGTGTATGATTATAGTTGATGAAAATATGAATGCATATACTGAGATGTATAACTGGATGCGAAGATTGGTGCAAACAACACAAAAGAGTCGATTGGATAGATCTTTGACAGATACTACTCCTCCAACATACAGCGATATAACTCTTGCTATTCTCAGCAGTCATAATAATGTGACTAGAAAGATTAGATATATAGATTGTG